GCTCCTACTTTTGAAGCGAGCCCTAAAATCGTAAGGCGCATTCTTCATATAGGGGAAGTGGTTCGTATGGCAGAAGGCATCAATGGAGAAGCTTGGCAAGCAGCCCTTGACAAGTCTCTTCTTATGCGTGAGTCTGGAAGTTATTCGTATGAAGACTTTCAGAAAGCAATTGGCATTAGCATTGATGGTTTTGGTAACCTTCAGGAATACTACCAGAGCGACTATGTCGAGGTGCTTGAGTTCCGAGGAGACTATTACGACAAGGCTACGAGAAAGCTTCATCGGAATCAGCAGATTATCGTTATAGACAGAAGCATCACTGTTATGTCTTGCAACATCCCCAACTGGCTTGGGAAGTCTTCCATTGTCCATGTTGCTTGGCGCTATCGTCCTGACAACTTGTGGGGGATGGGGCCGCTTGACAACTTGGTTGGTATGCAATATCGTATTGACCATTTGGAGAACCTGAAAGCGGATGCTATGGACCTTGCTGTTCATCCCCCTTTGAAGATTAAGGGCGATGTTGACCCATTCGATTGGGGGCCGGGTTCTGAAATTCCTATTATTGGAGATGGCGATGTTGAAGAGCTCGGGAAGAACCTTAGTGGAGTGTTGGCAGCCGAAAACGCCATTGCTGTTCTGGAACAGAAGATGGAGGAGTTTGCTGGGGCACCTAAACAAGCTATGGGAATACGCACTCCGGGGGAGAAGACTGCCTATGAAGTTCAACAGCTTGAGAATGCAGCTGGACGAATATTCCAAGAAAAGGTTACACTCTTCGAGACTGAACTCCTAGAGCCTCTTCTTAATCTTATGCTTGAGTGTGCAAGACGGAATCTGGATTCTGCTGACGTTGTTCGTACTATGGACGATGACTTCGGAGTGGAGACTTTCCTTACAGTGGACAAGACCGACATTACAGCGAGAGGGAAGCTTCGTCCTATTGGGGCAAGGCACTTCGGTGAACAAGCCCAGCTTCTCCAGAATATGTCGAATACGTTGAACACTCCTCTGGGTCAGGTGGCTATGCCTCATCTGTCTCCTAAGGGTATTGCGAACATGCTTAACGATGTCCTTCAGTTGTACAAGTGGAACATCTACCGTCCGAATGTTGGTCTCGTTGAGCAGGCTGAAACTCAGCAGTTTGCTGGAGACCTTGAGCAGGTAGCAATGGAACGACAAGCAACTCCGGTGTAATATGGCGATTTCAAAACGAATGACAAACCACCTTGCCTCTCCTTCTGAGAAAAAGGAATGGGAGGCAAGGCTACGGGAAAATAAAGATTTGTTTGGCAGAGTGACAGAGTTGTTAATGCAGGACATGGAAAAGAGTCGGCAATTTCAACTGTCCCGTGAAAGCTTTGACTCCCCTTCATGGGGAGAGAAGGTAGCCTATGAATTTGGCTATCAGAAAGCTATGGAAGAAATTATTAACTTATTGAACTTGGAGAGGTAGTATGGCAATTTTTGATAATGATAAACCTCAGGAGACCCCTGAGCCTTCTACTCCTCAGCCGGAGACCCCGACTGAACAGCCCGTTTCTCAAAATCAGTTTGACCAGCTGCTTGACCAGATTCGTGGCGATGACGGTGCCCCTAAGTATCGTGATGTTCCTACGGCCCTTAATGCTCTTCAGCATTCCCAGAAGTATATTCAGGAACTGAAGCAGGAGCTTGCTGAGCTTCGTGAGAAGGCCAACTCTAATGTCACGATGGAACAGGTGCTGTCTGCTCTTGAAAAGAAGAGCGAAAACAAGACTGAGCCGGAACCCCCGACTCCGTCTGGTCTCTCTCCGGAGGACGTTCTTCGTCTGATGGAAGAGCGGGAAATGAAGAAGCAGCAGGAAGCCAACATCAAGTCTGTGGATGCAAAATTCAACGAGGTGTATGGTGAGAAAGCAGCAGAAACCTTCAAAGAGAAGGCTAAAGAGCTTGGTCTGTCTATGGACTACCTGAAGACTCTTTCTGCTAGTTCCCCTAAAGCAGTCTTCACTCTCTTCGGTATTGGTTCTACTAAGCCGGCTTCTCCGTCAATACCCTCTGGTATTAACACGGCTGGTATGCCCAGAAACGAAGAGCCTCCCATCAAACCGGTAATGGGCTACACCACCGACAGGGAGCTTGCTGATAGCTGGCGACGTGTCAAAGAAAAAGTAAACAATCAACTTGGAATTAAATAGGAGTGCTAAATGATTAATACTCAGACTAACCGGCAGTTTATCGAAGCGGAACAGTATTCGCAGTTTATTCTCACCAACCTCGAAGACGGTCTGCTTCCTGACCCTATCTACCGTAATGTTTCCGACTTTGGAAACGGTGAGACCCTGCATATAAAATCGATAGGCGATGCTCAGATTCAGTATGTCGAAGAAGAGCGTCCCATCACCTACACCCCCATCGAACCGGGTGAAGTGTTGATGCGCATCACCGAGTATGTTGGTGATGGCTGGTACATCACTGACAAGATGCGTGAAGACGGTTCTCAGATTGAGGCTCTTCAGGCTGCTCGTGCAAAGAAAGCCACTCGTGCTATTCAGGAATACTTCGAGACGAAGGCATTCGAGACTCTGAACGCTGCTCAGACTGCCACTGACGCAAACGCCATTAACGGTTTTGCTCGTCGTGCTGTCGCTTCTGGTGCTAACGCCACTGTCGATATTCAGGACTTGATTAAAATGAAGCTGGCTTTCGACAAGGGTGAAGTGCCTGTTGGTGGACGAATTGCTATCGTTGACCCTGTATTCGGTGCTACGCTGGACTCCAAGTTCAACCTCACCTACAATGTCAACCAGAACCCCATGTTCTCCGCTCTGCTTGCTCAGGGTTGGGACAGAGACCACAAATACTACGGAGAGATTATGGGTTGGCACATTGTGTCTTCCAACCGTCTCCCCAAAATTGCTTCTGAGACTATTGGTAGCGATAGTGTTACCAACGGTGTCGCCAACCTCTTCCTGAACATCGCAGACGACCAGACCAAGGCTCTTATGGCCGCTTGGCGACGGATGCCTAAGGTTGAAGGCGAGCGGAACAAAGACATGCGTCGTGACGAGTTTGTCACTACTGCTCGTTGGGGCTTCGGTGTTCAGCGTGTAGACACCCTTGGTGTTCTGCTGACCTCCGCTACTGCCATTGGCTAATCATCAAATAAAGGAGAATAGATATGTCGAATTATGAATCTAACCCTGCGGGTATTGGTGTTGGCAAGCGTTATGGGGGCCGCTATATTGGTGGTGCCACTGGTGTTCTGAAAACGGATGGCTCTGATGTGGACATCACAGTTATTCTGGGTCACGACGAACTGAATGGCCCCCTTAATTACAAACTCCCGGCCTTCTGCGAGATTGTTGGGTGTTTTGTTGCTGTTGAGGAAGCCTTTGCCGCCTCCTCGACTGTGGATTTTAAGGTGGGTAGCGGTGGTACTGCCATTACCACTCCTGTGGATTTGGCAACTGCGGGTATTCTTGAAGTGGGCCTTACCGGTCTTGCTCCTACGAAGACTGGAGCCACTTCTGAAGACCTTGTAGTTACTCCTGACGCGGCAGCATTGGCTTCTACCGTAGGTAAAGCTAAGCTGGTTATCAAAGCCCGTCGTGTATAAACTAATGGGGGCTTCGGCCCCCTTTTCTTTTAGGAGAGTATATGGCTGACATCCAACATAGAGACATCGCAGACCCGAATATCCACGAACCTAAAGGCGTTAAATTCGCTGCTCAGAACACAGCATATATTGCTGATGGGAATGGCAGTGGAGCATGGCGAGAAGTGCTTATGCCGGGCTTCTCTGTATCATCTGAAGCACTCGTTGTTTCTCTTAGCGGGGGTATGAGCGGTCCGGGTTTGGTGTCTTCAGGTGTCTTTCCGGCAGGGTTCACCGCCTTAGAAAACAATGCTCCTAGCATTGGGGTTTACTCAAATTATCTTAACATCACAAAAAGCGGTGTTTACCTCGTCATTCCTGAGATAACTGTGACCATTTCTCAAACCATTCCCAGAACTGACCTCTATTTAGCTGTCAATTTAGACACTTCATTCTCGAAGTCCACCTCTTCCAAGGTGGCTGTCTCCCCGATAGCTCCTACACTGAATCTCAAACTTAATAACCCCACTATGTCGATAGGGGGACAGATAACTAAGATGTTGGTTCTCTATCTGACAGCAGGGGACAATTTATGTCTGTGGAAGTCGGGAACTCACCAAGGTATATCAGAGGTGAGTTCTAATATTTCGGGGCATATCCAAATAATCAAATTTCCGTAGGGAGGCATAATGGCTACAAGAAACTATAAACGTGAATACGAACGCTATCACAGCAAACCTAAGCAGAAGAAGAACAGAGCTGCACGAAATAAAGC